ATATATCAAAGGGTAATAAAGAATATAAGGGTTCATGTACTGAATATAAAGAATGTATTGAAAATTTATTGAAAGAATATAAGAAAAGTAAACCTCAAAAAACATCATTTCAAATTGATGAAAATCACGAGTATATATTTGCAAAACATGGACCAGTTATAAAATGTACAATAGATGGAAATATAACATTTAAATCATGTAAAAAAGATATTAACATAGAAAAAATTGAAAATGGTGAATATTCACTCGACGATTTATTAGAAGATAAAAAAGAACGTATTCTTGGTAAATATCAAGAAAAAGAAATTATATTAAAAATTGGGAAATTTGGCCCTTATATTAACTATAATGAACAAAATATATCAGTTAAAAAAATTGAAAAAAGTTTTGATAGAATAAATATTGCAGATGTGATAGATCTTATAAACACAGGAACAACAAGCAATTATATAAGGAAAATTAATGATGATTATCAAATTAGAAAGGGAAAGGGAGCTAAATCTGATTATATCATGTATAAAACTACAAACATGAAAAAACCTCAATTTATTAGTCTTAAGAAATTCGAGGGTGATTATATTAATTGTGAAATTGAAAAAATTATTGAATATATAGAGAATAATAAAAAATAAATAAAATGTAAATAGAATATATGCAATCAGAAAATACAAAAGGATTTCATATAGCTCTACTTACTATTGTTTTTTTAGCAGCATTCATATTAAATTTTATTTCATATGGTAAAATGGGAAATAAACAATATATTAACCGATATTTACATATGGTTTTATTTGTATTCTACTTTATTTTTGGTATAGGGATACAATTATTAAGTCCTGTAGATAACTATATGAAGGGTTCGTTTGATATGGGTTTTCATAGTAGTGCTATTTTTAATACTATTACTAAGTTAATATTTTTAGGGGCGCTTTTCTATACAGGTATAATTGAAACAACAACAGGCCCTGCTTTAGCAAAAACAGTAAAGGATGAAATGGGTCAAGATGTTACACAAGAAAAGGTATTATATGAGTCATACAATGATTATTTCACATTTAAACTTCTTGCTGATATATTTTTATTTGTAATGTTTTTATTTATAACTGTTTGGTCATTTTCACAACATAACATAATTGGAAGTATTTATGAAAATAAAGAAGCTATAAATCATTGGGGGGTTTATGTTGGATTTGGTGCATTCACCATATTACATTTTGTTTTCCAAGGATTAAGACATGATATTTTAAAGAATTTCTTAACAGACGGTTTTCAATTAATACCCAAAAAACTTCTTAATTTTTTGAAATAATTTTTTAAATAATAATTAATTAAATACTAATTTAATTCATTATTTATATATTGTCTAAATTATTGATATCAATAAATTTAAATGTTAAACCGTATGTATCTTCGGTTTCCCATATACCAGATATTTTTAAAACCGCCCTAAAATTTTCATAATTATCATTAAGAGCATAACTAGAAAATAACTTAATATGTTTTTGATTAAGAAGGTCTCCTATTTGCATTATTGCCTTTTTATTCTTTATATCAACCCTACTAAGTATTGTTTTCTCAATATTTAACATTTTTATTATTTCTGCTTGATTTAATGTAGTATGGTTTATATAACATTTATATTTATTATAGTATTTTTTAATTACAGCATTTTGAATACTGATCATAAAATGTAGGCTATTTAAGGAATAATTATCGGGAGTATATACCAATCTTCTAAAAACACTATTATCTATTATGGTATTTTTTATTGATTCACTAAAAAAAACATTATTAGCGTCATATGTATTATAATTTATAAGTATATTCATGTATTACTATATTATCATAATATATTAATTATTTTTATGTAATTATAAAACAAATTATTTATATTCAATTAATAATGAAAATACTTATTACAGGCGGAAATGGATTAGTAGGTTCTGCAATTAAAGAATTTGTTTTTTTGGAAAAAGAAGAAAATAAGGGAAAATCAACACAAAATGAAAATGAATATTTATTTATATCTAGCAAGGAATGTGATTTAACAAATATTAATATTACACGAGATTATTTTTCTAAATGTAAGCCAGATGCTGTTGTTCATTTAGCTGCATATGTTGGTGGATTATTTAGAAACATGTCAGAGAAAATAAAAATGTATGAAATTAATACACAAATAAATTACAATATTTTAAAGATATGTGATGAATTAAATATTAATAGAGTATTATCATGTTTATCAACATGTATTTTTCCAGATAAAACCATATATCCAATTGATGAAACTATGTTGCATGATGGACCTCCTCATTTTTCTAATGACGGTTATGCTTATTCAAAAAGGATGTTAGAGGTTCATTCAAGAATGTATTATGAAAATAAAAATAGATTATACAATTGCATAATTCCAACAAATATATATGGGAAATATGATAATTTTTCATTAGAAGATGCTCATGTTATACCAGCATTAATACATAAATGTTCTATATCAAAGAATGAAAATAAAGATTTTATAGTAAAGGGATCAGGAAAACCATTAAGACAGTTTATATATAGTTTGGATCTAGCAAAATTAATATTGAAGGTATTATTTAATTATGAAGATAAAGAACCTATTATATTATCTGTTTCTGAAAAAGATGAAGTTAGTATTGCAAGTGTTGCTAGAACAATCGCAAAATGTTTTAATTATGAAGATAGGGTCAAATTTGATTGCGACTCAGCTGATGGTCAATTTAAAAAAACTGCTAATAATCAAAAGTTAATGAATTTATATCCAGATACCAAATTTACTGATATAGAAACAGGTATAGCAAATACCGTTGAATGGTTTAACCTAACACCTGATTATTTAATTAGAAAATAAATATAAAGTTTTCTCTCTATTATTATTATGTCTTCCAAAGAAAATGAAAAATCAAAGGAAAAATCAGGTATTTTTAAATTATATTTTGATTTAACTGAAAAATATAAAGAAGAATATGGTGATAATACTGTTGTACTCTTACAAGTTGGAAGTTTTTATGAAATATATGGAATGAAAGAAAATGATGGAACACTTGTAGGTAGTAGCATACATGAAGTATCTATTTGTTGTCATCTTAACGTACGACCAAAACAATTAAAGTATAACGGAAAGGAAATTGTAATGGCTGGTGTCCCTGACAAACCTGGTACATTAGATAAATATTTAGCATATATTAATGATTCAGGTTTCACATCTGTTATATGGTCTCAGGATGAAAGCAATCCTACTATAAGAGAATTTGATCAGATAATTAGTCCAGGTACATATTTTTCTAATAATGATGTTAAAATATCAAATAATATTTCTTGTATTTGGCTAGAATTAACAAAGCCTACTAAAAAGAAAAATCAAATTTTATATTGTGGTATTAGTAATGTAAATAATATTACTGGAGATACATGTTTAAATGAATTTCAAGTTACATATAGTAAATCTCATACAACATATGATGAGTTACAAAGATTTATATCAATCAAAAATCCAAGTGAAGTAATCATTATTTCTAGTTTTACTGACGAGGAAGTTAAGAAAATTATTCAATATTCAAATATTAATACTAATACAATACATATTTTAAATGATAAGGATAAAACAACTAAAAAATGTTGTGAGCAAGTTTATCAATACGAAACTTTTAATAAATATTTTGGATGTGTTATTTATAAAAATAATGACACTATTATAGAAAAAACAACCGCTCTTCAATCATTAACATTTTTATTAGATTTTATTTATAAACATAATCCAACACTTACTAAAAATATTAACTACCCTTCATTTGAAAATAATGATGATAATCTTATATTAGCTAATCATACATTACAACAGTTAAATATTATACCAGATAATAACTATAAGGGTCGTTTTAGTTCTCTCATGAACCTCTTAAATTTCTGTAAAACATCTATTGGAAGAAGAAGATACGAATACGAACTTACCCATCCTACAACAGTTTCTATTGACTTGAAGAGAGAATATGATATGACAGAATATCTATTAAATAATTATGAAACAGTTGAACATATTAGAAATAATTTTAATGTATATGATCTAGCATATTTAATGAGAAAAGTTATCATGAAAAAAATTACACCACTCGAAATTACATTCATTTTAACTAGTATCAAAACTATTCAACATATTTATACTTATACTTCTCCATCATCAGAGTTTTTTGAATATATACATTACAAAATTAATATTCATATTGATAATGAATGTAAAACTATAATTGATAAGATTACAGAAGCATATAATATTGATATTTGTACAGATAATGATGCTTATGATATTGAAAATAATATATTCAATTCAAAATATGATGATGAGCTAGATTTGTATGTCGAACAATATAATATATTTATGAAAACTATTGAAAAATTTCGTATTAAATTTGATAATGCAATTAAATCTAGCGAAAAAAAACCTAGTACTAATGATTATGTTAAACTTGAAACTATAGATAAAAAGGGTCTGTGTTTAATTACAACAAAAACTAGGTCCAATAAACTTATAAAATCTATGGGTCAATCATCTATTGACAACACAGAAGACCCTTTAACATTTATACCGTCTACACAAAATAACGTTATTATTGAGAATTTATCAATTAATCAAACTTTGTCAGAAATTAATAAATATAAAAAGAAAATTAAAGAAAAGGTCAACGAACTTCATTTAAAATTCTTGGATTTTTTTATTGAAAAACAGAAAAGACTTAATGTTATTATAAATTATGTAGAAATTATTGATAATTTACAAAATAAGGCATTCGTTGCAAGAAAATATAATTATTGTAAACCTTCTATTCTCTCACTTCTCTCTTCACCGTCTTTTGTAAGTGTAAAAAATATTAGGCATCCCTTAATTGAGAACTTGCAATCTGAGGAGTATATATCCAACGATTTAGATTTGGGAAGAGAGAACAGTGGTATGTTACTTTATGGAACTAATGCTGTTGGAAAAACTAGTTTAATTAGATCTATTGGAATGTCTATTATTATGGCACAATGTGGATACTATGTACCTGCATCACACTTTGAATATGTTCCTTATAATAAACTCTTTTCAAGAATTCTTAATAATGATAACCTTTTCAAGGGGTTATCAACATTTGCCGTAGAAATGTCAGAGTTAAATGTTATTTTAAAAGATTGTGATGAAAACAGCTTAATTTTAGGAGATGAATTATGTTCTGGTACAGAAATGGATTCAGCTAAGGCTATTTTTATGTCAGGTCTTCAAACTATACATGAAAAAAAATCATCATTCATGTTCGCAACACATTTACACGAAATAGCAAACTATTCTGAAATAGAAAATATGGACCGTCTCTCTATGAAACATATGACAGTACAGTATGACAGAGAGAAAGATATATTGATATATGACCGTAAACTAAAAGATGGACCTGGTGAAAGCATGTATGGTTTAGAAGTTTGTAAATCTTTAAATATGCCCCCAAAATTTTTAGAAAATGCATATGAATTAAGAAATAAATATTTAGAAAATGTTAGTGTTCTTGATTCAAACAAATCACGTTACAATTCTAAGAAATTACTCAATATGTGCGAAAAATGTAAAAAGAACCCCGCTATTGAAACTCATCATATACAACAACAAAAAGAAGCAAATGAAGCTGGTTTTATTGGTGATTTACATAAAAATCATATTTCTAATTTAATTGGACTATGCGAAAAATGTCATCAAAAAGAACATCATGATTTAGTAAAATAATATAAATATTATATATATGAAAAAAGGAGGCAAAAAAGATATTAAATTACCAATTAGAGTTAAAGACCCCAGCAAAAAAAATATAAATCCAGCATTAACAAGTCATAACGACCAAGAAGTTATAGAACAACAAATAAATGACTGGGAAGCAAGACACAGAGAAGCAGAAAGACAAGAACCAAGAAGACAAAGATTACAATTACCAGAAATGAGAGGAACCAGAGATATATCAGATGAAGAAAATGATGCTAATATTGATCGATATATGGAAGGTGACTGGAGAGGTGGAAAAAGAAGAACACGTAAAAAGAAAGTTGGCGGAGGCGTTGCATGCTCAAAACCAGGTGGTTGTAATGCAGTCCCAAATTCTATAGACGACAAGCTTGTGCGTGCAATTGAAGAACAAAATCCAAATAAGGTGAAAAAATATTTAGATGGTGGGGCAAATGAAAATGTATTGGTACTAGATAGACATCTGCATTTACCTGAAAATGTACGCCCAGCACCTGAAGAAGTTCCCGCTATTATATATGCGGCAAGGCATATAGAAACATCAGAAATTATGAAACATTTAATAGACAAAGGTGCAAGTGTAGAACAAAATCATTTTGGTACAACACCATTAATTGAAGCTGCTGAATATGGTAATCAATTAGCTGTAGAGTACCTACTGAGTATAGGTGTCAATATAAATGATACAACGGAAAATGGTGTACCTGCTATTGCGTATGCCGTGTTGAATGAAGATATTGACATGATTAATTTTATGCTTGAAAAACGGAAGGGTGAAATAGATTTTAATTATACTGTTTTTGGTACAGATAATGAAAATGTGATAGATGATGCAGTTAATGGAGTTACTGAAAATAAAGAGGTAGCAAAGATATTAAAAGAATATGCAATTGAACAACCCCTTCAACCTCATATGAAAAGACAACGCGATAGAGTAAACTTAGGTAACGTTGTGCGGAAGATTCCTGGCAAGTCTAGTAGTTGGAATAAACGTAAAATGCCTCTTGATATAACACGAATGATGGAGGGAGAAAAGAGTGCAAAAAAAAGGTGGGATCCTAACAGTTACCTTGGCGGAAAAAGAAGAACACATAAAAAGAAAGGTGGAAGAATACCATATCGTGAACCTCCTCTGGATCCACCTGAAGAGGTATATGAAGATGACTTTCCCGATGACCAAAATGACCAAAATGATAGACTCGATGCAACATTTGAAGAGGGTTTACACCAGACAATTTTTAACATATGTTTATCTTATGCAATAGAAATAGCAGAAAACCCATATTATAATAGTGATAGTGATTCTGACACAGGATCAGAAGATAATACCCCAATAACACAAATGACAGATGAACAATTAAGAAGAAGAGCTGTTTTTAACGAATTGGTATATGGTGAATACGATACTGGTCATATTGGTTTTCTTCAACAATTTAGAGATTTCGGAACAATAGGACGTTTAACAAGACAGGATAGAAATAGAATTTATGAAGATATACATACACGTTTAAGAACCTGGCTTAATGAAAGAAATAGAGAAATAAGAGAAAGAGATTCAGTAGATGAAAATAATAATATAATAAAATTTTACTCATATGTTGCTAGTGACATATTAAAAAAAATACGTATCGCATTTGGAATAGAAGTTCCACGAATGCCAGAGCGAATAACAACAAATAGTGGTGGAAAAAGAAAATCAAAGAAGTTAAAGAGAAAAAAAAGGACTAGAAAGAAAAAAGGTTCTGGAGGAGTGTTAGGTGTTCCTGCTAATTTAACTACACCTCCAAGTAGTCCTCGTAGAAGTAACGAAGATAGTCCTGTTCGTCCAGTAAAAAAAATGCAAAGAACTCCACCAAGAAAGACAACAAATGATATGAAGGAACAACGCAACTCAATTAAGACATTAACCGAATATTTAAATGATATTAAAGAAACAAGGGCCAATTCACCACCCCCACCAGAAACACACGAAACTCTAAGATTTGGTGGAAAAAAGACAAGAAAAAGAAAAGGTGGAGGTGGGATACCCAATTATATTGAAAAATTCAAGATTAGTAGAGAAATGTTAGAAGGTTTTGCTGATAATAATGCAAGACTTGATTTCTACGAACAGATATCTACAAACCAGAAAAAAATTAGCCATACAGGATCAGAGCAAGAGATTAATGATGCTTTACGTCAACTTAAGGCTTTAATAGATGATATAAATATAAATGAAACAAAAGGTGGAAAAAAACGCAGAACACGAAAATCAAAAAAGACTAAAAAATCCAAAAGAAAAGCATAAATTTATAATATAAATTAATAAATTATATTATAAGTAATATTTAAAACTTTAAAATAATATATACTATTATGAAGTTTCTAGAAAGTACATTTGAAGAATATGTTACATCGTGTAATAAAGAAGATTTACATCCAGAACTAAAAAAATTATTCGATAAATATCCTGACAATATTGATGATATAAATAATATGATTTTTTATGGACCTCCTGGTTCGGGTAAATATACACAAGTTTTATCATTTTTATCAAAATACAGTCCTAGTAATTTGAAGTATGAAAAAAAATTATGTATTGTATTCAATAAACAGAACCATTATTATAAAATTAGTGATATTCATCTAGAAGTTGATATGTCATTACTGGGGTGCAACGCAAAATTATTATGGCACGATATATTCACAAATTTATTAGATATTATCAACGCTAGTACATCAAAAACAAAAATTATAGTTTGTAAAAATTTTCATGAAATTAACAACGAATTACTTGATATATTTTATAGTTATATGCAACAATCCATGAAACATACAATTAAATTTATTATTACATCCGAACATGTTAGTTTCATACCCGAGACAATAATTACTTGTAGTGAAATAATCAGTATATCAAAACCATCAAAAAACAGATATATTAAAGTTTCAAAAAACAAAAATATAGGTCCAATTGAAGAAATTACTAACATAAAAACATTAATTAAAAAGAATGATCAAACACATAAATATAAAAATATTTGTGATAGCATATTAGAAGATATATATAATTTACAAAATCTAAAATATACTGCATTTCGAGATAAAATATATAACATTTTTATTTATGATATAAATATGAATCACTTTATATGGTATATTATAAAGGATTTGATTACAAATAATAAATTAAAAGAAGAAGACATATATGAAATAATAATAAAAGTCCATACCTTTTTTAAATATTATAATAATAATTATAGACCTATTTATCACGTAGAAAATATTTTATATTTCTTAATTACAAAAATATATAACTTAGAGATAAAATAATATAACTAATATGAACGAAAATAAAGCATTACAAGTATTAGAAATAGATAACTTATCAAATTATGATTCAAAAAAATTAAAAAATCAATATCGGAAACTAGCATTAAAAAGACACCCTGATAAAGGTGGTGCACACGAAGATTTTGTAGAATTATCACAAGCATATACATTATTAGAAAACAAATTAGAAAATGAAAATAAAGATAATGACTTATTCAAGTTATTTACAAAAATTATTTCACTTGGAAAAAATAGTTTAGAAAATAAAAAAATAAAGGATGAATTAATTAATATTATAAATAATTTATCAACAAAATTACTAGATAATATAGAAAGGGATAATTTAATATTTTTAATGCAAATGTTAGATATGTATAAAAATATTATTTTAGATACAGAAGTCTATAATGAAATAAAAAAATGTATAGACGAAAAATTAAAAAATGTTGAAATACATGAAATAAATCCATCCATAAATGATTTATTTATGGATAATGTATTTAGTTTAAATATAAATAATAATAATTTATTAATACCCATGTGGCATAATGAATTAACATATGAATTAAATGGTAAAACAGTTATTGTACAAATAAACCCGAATTTACCAGATAACTGTTTTATTGATAATTACAATAATATTCATTTTTATTTCAACGTTAAATTGAATAATGATTTATTAAATAAAAAAACACTAGATATTTTAATTAATAATAAAACATATAACATAAAAATAGAAGATTTAAAAATTATAAAAGAACAAACTATTCCATTCATTCATGAAGGAATTTCCAAAATAAATAACAAAGATATATTTGATAACAACAATAAAGGGTTTTTAAACATTAATATTTCATTAATATAAAAATATTTTAAATATATTAAGTATGGATTATTCATTAAACTTAATTTCTTTAGATAAAAAAATCAGATTTTATTGTGGTGATAAAATACACACCTTCGAACCTATACCAACTGATTTAAAACATGAATTCTGGTGGAGTGAAAAGTCACACAAAAGAGCAGTAAATGAAATGCTATGCGAAGTAAAAGTTACATCACAATTACAAAATATAACACTAAAAGAAGCACAGAAATTTTTATATGGTATTGAATCTATTAAATCATAATTCTATTGAATTAGGAATAGGATGATTTTTATTATATATTATATAATAAAAATTAAATCAAAATTAATATAAAAAGACAGAGGTATTAACCTCTGCCAAAACAAAATACTATACTGATAAATACTACTAAAACTATTGCAATTATTATTTCTAATGACATATTATAAATTATTATTATTTTTTATACTAATTTTTATATTGTTACTTAAGCTGCCTTCTTGCGAACAACCTTCTTCTTCTTCGCTGGAGGTTCTTCAACAACAGGAGGAACAAATACGGTCTCAGGCTCTTCCTCCTCTTCCTCTTCCTCTTCCTCTTCTTCACCATCACTTTCTACTTCTGTAGAAACCATAGCTCCATTATCTTCCTCTTCTTCACCAGCAGGTTCCTTTTCAAGAGTTGCAAGTTCATCATCATCAAGAGTAATATGGCACTTACCAGCGAGTGTCTCCTTTGGCTTAACAGCTGCTTGAACCAATCTCCAAGTAACACCACACTTACCACCTGTAATCCAAAGGCCACCACATTCAATTACACAAGCAACATTACATCCCTTAGTGATGAAATTACGAGGGTCCTTTGTAGTCTCGGTATCGTTAGGGTCAAATACACACTCACCCTTCTGGTTATAAATTTCGGAAGCCCACTTTCCATCATAACGGGGGGTCTTAACAGAAAGAGTGGGTGACTTAGTAGGGTCGGGCTCACCATCAGTCTTAGGATACTTCAACATAGGGGTCCAGAGTGCATCCAAAACCTCAGGAGTCATCTTAGCCTTTCCAAGCCATTCCTTAGAATTTACGATAACATCAGACTTGAGCTTAGCCTCAAAAGCCATCATCTGATCAAGAAGCTTCTTGGTCTTAGGAGTTAGGAAATCGTTACCTGGAAACTGAAGTGAAAACTGAAACTTCTCATTTCCTTCATAATCACTCAATCCCCAAGACAACATAAGAGGAGTTCTAATAACAACCTTCTTACTCAAGGCCTTATTTTGAATTCCAACTGACTTACCTCCAGCACTATTCACCTTAACAGGCAAGTACTTAAAGGCAGTTTCAACGTTCACGGTATTAATATCTGTAATGCTTGACATCTTTTATACTTCTACATAAGCCATTCTCTTTAAATCAATTTTTTTTATAATTAGACCATAAATGATTTTAATTAATATTTATTTATTTTATTTTTAATATCTATTTAAAACTAAATATTTAGTTAATATATATAGAATGTATCGTAAAAATTCAGCAGATTTGGCAGAAGATTATAAATTTAATGAAAATATTGTTGTAAGTAACCCAAAAATCAAAAAGAAAAGGGGGAAAAATAGTATTAATAAAATTATAGATGATGATTTTTTTATTCCTGAAATAAAACAATATTCAATTATTATGGTTCTTAATTATAATGTAAAACAATTAAAAGAAATATGTAAACATTACAAACAAAAACAAAGTGGTAATAAAAATGAAATTAAAAATAGAATTTATACGTACATGAGAGAGACACATTACATAAAAAAATTACAGCGTCTTTTTAAAAATAAATTATTTGAGAAATATTTAAAATTAAAAGGATGTGCTAATCATAATAGAAAAATATGTGTAAATGAAACAGATTTTATTTCTCTTAAAAAGATTTCAGAAATACCACATTATTCATTTTATAGTTACACACACAATGATATTACATATGGATTTCACATTGGTTCTCTAAAAACATATATTGATAATAATACTAATAATAGTAAAGATCAAATAAATCCTTACGATAGAAGTAGTATAAGTGATGATAATATTAATGATTTTTATAGATATTTGAAAATTTGTATAATATTTAATTATCCTCTTGATTTAGAAATAGAAAAAGATGATGTTGTATTGAATGACACGGAAATAATAAGAAATAAAACAATTGAATTATTCCAACACATGGATAGTTTAGGTCATTATACTAATCCTAATTGGTTTATAAACTTAGACTTGCGAAAATTATTAAGATTTATAAGAGAATTACATGATATATGGGAATATAGAGCACAATTAACCATCGAAACAAAACGAAATATACATTATCCAAATGGTACACCATTTAATACATTTATGCAAAATTCACGAGATATAAATCATTTAAGAAAGACAATTTTAACGATAATTGAGAATTTAACTACAAAAGGAACTACTAATGAGTTTAAAAGTTTAGGCACAATGTATGTTTTAGGTGCATTTACGTTAGTTTGTCCCGAAGCAGCAGATGCTCTACCATGGTTGTATGATTCGGTTTTTCATATTTAAAAATAATTCGTAAAATATTGATTTTTTTAATTTATTAATAAAAAAATTAATTATAACCACTTTAGGTAATAAAAGTAATGTAAAAACATATAAAATATATATTATGCTCCAAAACAGCTTAAAGGCATCCTGCTATGATATAGTATAATGGTAAAGAAGACCGATACGACTACTGCCCCTAAGACCCCTGCTAAGAAGACTGTCACTAAGAAGACAACTAAGGCTGCCGCCCCTGCCGAGACCCCCGTTGAGGTCGTTGAGGTTAAGGCAACTAATGCTGTTGTAGCTGATGCCCCTAAGGAGGTTGATGTTGAACAATCTGTCGCTGATGATTTCAGCGTTTTCATGAGTAAGATGCAAGGTCTTTCCTCTCAATTCTCTGCTCTTCGCAACGAGTTCCGTGCTCTTGAGAAGAAGGCTATGCGTGAGCTTAAGAATGCTCGCAAGAAGTCTGCCCAGCGTCAGCGCAAGAGTGGCAACAGATCCCCTAGTGGATTTGTAAAGCCAACTCTTATCACCGATGAGCTTGCTACTTTCCTTGGTAAGGATAAGGGTTCCGAGATGGCCCGTACTGAGGTTACTCGCGAGATTAACAAGTACATCCGTGCCCACAAGCTTCAGGACCCCGAGAATGGTCGCAAGATTAACCCCGATGCCAAGCTTGAGAAGCTCCTTAAGATCCCCAAGGGTGAGGTACTAACTTACTTCAACCTTCAGAGATACATGTCTCCTCACTTCCCCAAGAAGGACGCCGCCGCCACCGCTACTGCTTAATTGAATTAACCAATTAAATGAAATAATAAATTATACAATTAATTTATTATTTAATATTATTATGTTAAAATACTTAAAATTAATACCTAAATAAATTATATAATGTTTGCTGAAGGTGCTCACGAAAATGTTAATACCCCAGAAATGGCCAAGGACCAAGCTCCTACAAACGAAGTTGTTCCTCCTCCTGTCCCCCCTGCCACAGAAGAAGTAAAGGAAGTAAAGCTTGTTGATGTCCCTATTGACTCGCCAAATACTGCTTTAAATGTTATTGTATCATTTTTGAATTTAGCACAAAAGAGAGGTGCGTTTGGTATTGATGAATCTGCTAAGATCTGGGATTGCGTAAAGATGTTTCAACAACAACAATAAATAAATATATATAAATATAATCTATATTGTTTTATATATATGCAATTATCTAATACAACAAAATTATTTATTGATGAAATAAATAAATATAAATTAGTTACTAAGAGAAAAAATATTGATGATTTAATAAAATGTTTATATAATGAAATTAATTTAGGATTTGAATATTATAAGGACATTAAAAAAAATATTCAAATAGATACTAAAAAAATAAATAATATTAACAAAATACCATTTCCTAATACTATGTCTGATAAATTCTTCCCTATTGAAATTGAAGACAATATTAAAAATAAATCCAATTTTTACACTACATGTAATATTACACTAATGGATACAAAATTTAAAATTATATTTGTATACACATTAAATACATTTAATATTGAAGATTATATGTCTATTATAGTAACATGGTTACATATTGTATTAAATCATTCCACTAGAAATTGCAGTAAAAATATTACATTATATATTTACTTATCAGATAAAACAAAAAAATTACCATCTAAAGAAACAGATACGCTTGATGTTATTAATGTAAATACAGCATATACATATTGTTGTGGTAATCCTAGAACAAAAAATGAAATTGTCATTTTTAGAAAAGAAGAATGGATTAAAACATTAATGCACGAAACATTACATGCGTTTGGTCTTGATTTTTGCAATTTAGATAACGACCATGTCTCCAATATTATTAAAAAAACATTTCCGATTAATTCTGATATTAATATTAATGAATCATATTGTGAATTCTGGGCAGAAACATTTAATATATTAATTTTAGCATTCTTTTCATTAAAATCAAAAGATGACATTAAATCATTTATTTTATATGTTAAAAATTTTATTACGTATGAAAAAACATTTTCTGTTATACAAACAATCAAAATATTAAATTATATGAACCTTGAATATAAGGATTTATATAAAGATGATGTAGTATGTAAATTTAAAAGAAACTTCTTTTACAACGAAAATACAAATGTATTTTCATATTACATTATTAAAAGTATACTTATGTATAATTTAGAGGATTTCATATTTTGGTGTGTAGAAAATAATATGAATTTAATAGATTTCTATAAAACAAATAAAAATGTTAATAAATTCATAGAATTCATTATTAGTAAATTTAATAAAAAATCATTTTTAAAATCAATAAATGATAATAAAAAAATATTTGATGAATTAAATAAAATTAATAAATTTTATAATTCAACAAAAATGTCACTTCTAGAAATAAAATAATAGTATATATTATAATGGCTGTCAAAACCCGTAGTCAAAGAAAAGTTA